GCAGGCTTCTACCGCACAGGTACGGAGCTAGATGCATCTGGTCGTTGGCGTGATGGCTCACTTGTTCGCTGGCGTGACGGATCTCTGCGTCCTGTCGGTGGCTGGCGTGTGAATGAGAACATTGCCAGTATTACGACAAACGCACCGCGCGGAATGCATACTTGGGAGAGCAACAACGGCACACGCTACGTTGCGGCGGGATCGTATAATGAACTATTCGCAGTTGTTTCTGGTGGCACTGCATACGACATTGCTCCGACTGACTTAACAGCGGGTTCAGAGGATGCTGCGGTCAACATCGGTTATGGTTATGGTTTCTACGGCGCAGGTACATACGGTACACCGCGTCCTGACACTGGCAACTTAGTTGCTGCAACCACATGGTCGCTGGATAACTGGGGTGAATACCTTGTCGCGTGTTCTACGGCAGACGGACGTTTGCTAGAGTGGCAGCTTGGCACATCATCAGACGCAGCGGTGATTGCAAACGCGCCTACAAACAACCTTGGTTTAGTCGTCACAGAAGAACGCTTTATCTTTGCGCTGGGTGCAGGCGCAAACCCGCGTAAGGTTCAGTGGTGTGACCGTGAGGACAATACGACATGGACACCTGCCGCGACAAACGAAGCTGGCGATATTGAATTGCAAACGTCAGGCCAGATTGAAACGGCAGTTCGTACACGCGGTCAGACGCTAATCATCACAGACATTGACGCGCATACAGCACGATACATTGGCCCACCCTATGTGTATGGCTTTGAGCGCGTTGGCACATCTTGTGGCATCATTTCACGCCAAGCGGCGGCGGACGTTGACATGGGCGTGTTTTGGATGGGCAACGGCGGGTTCTACCGCTTTGACGGCAACTTGGTTTCTGAGATACCGTGCGATGTCCACGACTATGTTTTCAGCGACATTAACACCTCACAGAAAAGCAAGACTTGGGCGTTTACCAACGGTCAGTTTGGCGAAATCTGGTGGTTCTACTGTTCATCTGATAGCACTGAAATAGACCGCTATGTGGCGTTTGATTACAAAGAAAACCACTGGCTCATCGGCAACCTATCCCGCACAACTGGCGCGTCACGCGGCGTGTTTGAGTATCCAATGCTCATGGATGCAAGCGGCGCAATGTATGACCATGAGGTTGGATTGTCTTACGCAGTCAGCGGCACAGAGCAATCTGTATTCGCAGAAAGCGGCCCGATCAGCATTGGCAACGGCGATAACATTATGCAGGTCACAGACCTAATCCCTGACGAAAAGACGCAGGGCGATGTAGACGTTACATTCAAGTCACGTTTCTACCCCAACGACACAGAGTACACGCATGGGCCGTATACACCGTCTAGCCCGACTGCCGTGCGCTTTTCAGGTCGCCAGATTAGAATGCGCGTAGAAGGCGATGCGCCTTACGCAGCTTGGCGTGTTGGCACAATGCGGGTAGACGCAAAGCAAGGTGGGCGCAGGTAATGGCGGCACCCGTACTCCCACCGATTGGCGACAATATTAAGGCTTGGGGCAATAACCTAACTGCATACTTACGCAGGCAGCTTCCGCGCTTGTACTTTAAGACAGCAGACGACAATCCATCAGAGAACGGTGTTATCTTGTGGGATGACGAAAACGGTTATCCCGTTGTGTCAAAGAATGGCGCGTTTGTGCAGATCGTCTTAGAGGATGGTCAATACGCTGGCGCAGTCACGACAGACCAGACAGCGGCATCCACAAACACAGCGTACGCTTTAACGTACACCTCTAGCATTGCTGAAGGCGTAACAAATGGAACGCCTGCAAGTCGCATTGTGTTCGCTGAAGCTGGTCAATACATGATTAGCTTTTCTGCGCAGATTGCATCAACGTCCAGCAGCACAGTAAACTTCTGGTTTTGGCCTCGTATTAACGGGGTAGATGTCACGGGATCAACGATGAAAAACGCGCTGCACCAAAACGGTTCGGTGCTGGTTGTGTCACGCTCTGCGATTTTTGATGTAAGTGCCAATGATTATTTAGAGGCTATGTGGGCAGTAGATAGCACAAGCGGGTTTTTAGATGCCACGACTGCAACTGCATTTGCGCCTGCCGCGCCTGCGTCAACGATTGCAATTACGAGGTTGCATGGATGAAGCATTGGAAACTTAGCCCAGACCTAGAAAGATGTAAGCCTTGGATTGAGGCAGCTTTGGTTCATTGTAATGGCACACATGAGTGGGATGACATTGTTGCAGGGATCGCGTCTAGCAAGATGCAACTGTGGGCAGCGCCAAGGGGGTGCATAGTTACGGAAATTGTGGTATATCCTAGAAAGAAGGTTATAAACATTTTCCTTGCTGGTGGTGAATTGGATCAGATAATGGACATGGAGCATGACATAGGGCAGTGGGCGAAATCGCACGGTTGCACTGGTGGAATGATGACAGGTCGGTTAGGATGGAAAAAACCATTAACGGAAAACGGTTGGAAATTGCAGCATGTGCATTTCCACAAGGAGATTGAAAATGGCTAAAGGTGGCACACAGTCAACGCAAGCTACGTTGCCAAGTTGGTTGGAAACAGGCTTGCAGCAGGGTGTAGGAATGGGAACAGACATTGCTCCCTTGATGAGTACATACATTCCAGAAACTGGCCCAACAGTTGCGGCATTGTCACCGCAAGAGCAGCTTTCTCAGCAATATACAAACATGGCAGCGCAATCGTTTGGAATGCCCACGGTTGATACATCTAGCTATTTGCCACCTGTGCAGAATATGGGCGGCATACAGGGTTACTCAGCGCAGCCAATGGTTGACCAGATGATTAGCAATGTTCCGCAAGGTCAGCGCGATTATATTGAGAGTTTCGGATTAACAGAAGCGGGTGAAGTTGGCTCAAGATCGCCACAAAACCAACCTGTTTCATTAGAAATGCAGCCTAGCGGCGGCGGCAAGTAGGAGACAGACATGGGCGCAGGCGCAAATCCACAAATGACAGCCAACCCGTTCGCACAAGCATCGGGAGCGCAGCAAGGCGCACTGGCAGGCACAGCGGCAGGTATGACCTACCAACCCTCACAGGTTCAAGCGACATCATATCAAGCAGCCGATCCGACACAGTTGATTTCTGGGTTTCAAAACCCATACGAAAGCCAAGTTGTCCAACAAACACTGGCAGACATTGGTGAAGCACAAAACATTGCCTTAAACCAGATGGGCGCACAAGCAGAAGCGGCTAATGCTTTCGGTGGGTCGCGCCAAGGTGTCGCAGAAGCGCAGACACGTTTAGGCTATGGTAAGCAAGCAGCGAATGCCATCGGTCAGCTACGTCAGCAGGGCTTTAATACAGCGTTACAAGCAGCACAAAACCAAGCAGCAGCACAAAACGCAGCAGCACAGTTTGGCGCACAATCTGGTATGACGGCGCAGCAGTTGAACCAGATGGCAGGTTTGCAAGGCGCACAGCAGCGTCTAGGCGCAGCATCACAGCTAGGAAACTTAGGTCGTCAGTCCTTTGGCTACGGTCAGCAGATACAGCAGCAGCAGGCGCGTGAAGGTGCGATGCAACGTCAAATTCAGCAACAGTTGATTGACCAAGCGCGTGGTGGGTTCCAGAGATACACAGGTGCGCCAGCACAAGGGTTAAGTACACTTCTAAGCACTCTATCAGGTGTACCGAATGTGACAGGTCAGCAGCAATCGTTCCAGCCGGGCCTCTTTAATTATTTGCAACTTGGCGCACAGATGATGCCTAGCTAAAGGTTTACGATGACACGGGCAGAATTAGAGCAAATCGCAAGAGAAGCAGCAGCGCAGTATAACCTGCCTGTTGACGTATTTCTGCGCCTTATTCAGCAAGAAAGTGGGTTTGATCCCACAGCAGTGTCTCCAAAAGGTGCGATAGGCCCAGCACAGCTAATGCCAGATACGGCTAAAGAGTTGGGTGTAAATCCTAATAATGTTCGTGAAAACATCTTTGGCGGTGCAAAATATCTTAGTCAGCAACTTAGTCGCTTTGGCGAAATGCCATTGGCTCTGGCGGCATATAACGCAGGGCCAACACGGGTTGCAAGATTGGGTCGTATTCCAAACTTTCCTGAAACACAGAACTACGTCAAAAATATTCTAGGCAGTTTAGATGGACAGCCTTTGAGCGCAACAAGGAATAATGCAATGGTTGGTAACATGCAAACCCCACCTATTTTCCCCCAGCAAAAACAACAGCAGCAGGGCGGTTTGCGAGGGCTACTTTCAAGTTTCATGCAACCTAACCAGACAACAGGCTTAACAGGCCCAGAGAACTTTGCACAAGCGCTAGATGCATTGATCCTTCCAGAAGCCCGTATGGGTGAGCAAATCAGAGCGCGTGGGGAGCAGAGATTAACACAAGGCTCTCGCAACGAAACCATCAAGCAGCTAGAGCGTATGGCGAAGAATGGCGATCCTTTAGCAATGGAATTGCTTGCGGCGGTTAAGTCTCGCGCAATTTCCCCAGCGGATGCATATAAAACATTGCTTGCGCAAAAGTACGATACAAAAGGCGACACGATCAGATCGTCAGTCAAGTTCAAGAATGGCGCATATTACGTTATTACTGACAAAGGGCGTAAGGTTTACGACACCCAAGGCAATCTCGTTCCTGATGGGCCAAAAGCCGCAGAAGTTTTGCGTGAAGCAGAGCTAAGTGGCATTGCGATGGAAGGTTATGGCGCTGGTGCGGTGGAGCAAGCGAGGTTTCAGCAAAAATATGCTGACGAATTGTTTGGCAAAGCGGCACAAATTACTGAAAACATTGGAACGATTGATGAGGCAATCAAGCAAATTGATGAGGGCGCAAGAACAGGCCCAGTGTTGCAATTCTTGCCTAACATCACAGCGGCAAGTTCTGCACTAGAAACCGCCTTAACGCGCATGGGTTTAGATGTAATCTCAACGGTTACTTTCGGGGCGCTGTCTGAAGCAGAAATGAGAGCGGCGATGGCTACCGCTTATCCACAAAATCTTAATGAACAAGATTTGCGACAATGGTTGGTAGACCGCAAAAACGGCTTGCAAAAGTTGCGTAAATATTCTGAGGAAGCGGGTATTTTCTTATCCAACCCAATGAATACACGCGCAGATTGGGTTACAAGAATGCAAGAGCGCCGAGATCAACAAAATGCTGCATCACAAGAAAATCCGTATATGAGAATGTCATTAGAACAATTGAATGTGGAATTTACGAAGTACCCGCAAATGACCGAAACTCAAAAAGCACAGTTCACCGCCGCACTAAAAGCAAAGCAAGGCTAACAAATGGCTAATCTAACTATTGAGGAAATGTTGCAGGGCATCGGCGCTCAACAAAATCAAAACACACAAAGCATTCTCTCAATAGAAGATATGCTGCGTAACATTGAGGGTGGCCCAGAGCCAACACCAGCGGCAGAGCCTGAAGAACAATCTTGGATGGAGTGGTTTCAGGGTGGTAAGCGAGAAGAAAGCATCCCCCTTATTCAAGGTGCATATTTAGGTTTGCCAGAAGACAAAGCGCGTCAAATGACAGCGCTACTTGCAACTACAGCCAGTGATGATCGGTTGCAGTCTGGTATCAAAAAGATTTTGCCGAATGCTCAGTTTGATAAAGACCAATATGGCAACTTGGTAGTCATATCTCCTGTCTATCGTGATGGTCAAGAAACCCAACAATACACAAGGTTCTATCCAAACCCAAAGGGTTTAAATGCAGTTGATTTCATGCAAGGCGCAGGCGCTGTTGCCCTAGGTCAAGCTATTGCGGCAACTGGTGGTTTGTTAGGTGTTCCAACAGCAGGTATGCTTGGCGGCGGTTTAATCGGGATGACCGAAGCGGCTATCGTAGAGGCAGCAAGCTCTAATCTTAGCGACGATCCTTTTCAGGTGTTTGATGTACCAATAGGATTTTTTGGTGGCGCTCTAGGGGCAAAGGTCGCACAAGTTCTTGGTGATCTTATTTCTAAAGTTAAAAACCGCCCCAGCACAGTTTTAGACAGCAGTGGAAACTTAAAAGCTAGTGTTCGCGCACAACTTACTGAGTTGGGTTTAGACCCAGATAACATTACTGCTGAATTGGCAGCTAAAATCAAAGGCGAAGTTCGTCGTGTTGGGAAGCCAGAAGCATCGGCGGCACTAGCAGAAGCAGAAAGCCTACCTACGCCTGTTCCTTTAACAAAAGGTGAAGCGTCAGGCTCACGCGCACAGCAACTATTTGAAGATCAAGCAGAAAGCGGAGCGTTTGGTGAGGGTACACGCAATTTTATGGAGCGTCAGAGGAAGCTGCAACAAGGCGCGTTGGCTCAAAACTTAGGTGATATTCAACGAGGCTTGGGCGGCGGTGAAGTTACCATTGGTCAAGGTGGTGCGGCAGCGCAGGCGGCTCTTGCAACTAAAAAGGCAGCAGAAAAGGCAGCAGCTACCGACTTATTTAATATTGCCAAGCAAAAAGGTCATGCATTTATAAGCCCTAACATGGCGGGTGCAGTGGCAGATGACTTGCGATCTGTGACATACAACTACAATCCGATGGAGATTGAAGCTGTTGATCGCATTGTAGGCGAAATGGAAGAAGTTTTAGCGAATGGTGGAGATATCACTCGCTTGTTCCAATTGCGCACAGTCTTGGTTAATACTGGTCAGGCTGGTTCACCCGCCCAACGCGCTGCGGGAGAAGTTCGCAGGCAGTTAGATGCGTCACTGGAAGCGTTAGTAGATCAGCAACTTCTTTTGGGTGCTGATGAAGCTGTAACCGCGCAACTTGCGGCAATTAGAAATTATGCTGATTTTGCTTCACGGTGGAAGAAAGGCGGTATTCTTAAAAAGCTGACAGAAACTGAAGGCCGCGATGGGGATATGGTCTTTAAGGTGGCGCCCGAAAGTGTCGCAAACTATTTGTTTGGCGCAAAAGGCGCTAAGTTGGCAACGGGAACACAGATGGTGCGTGATTTGCGCACAATGAAAGCCAATCTGCCAGAAGAACAATGGAACCAGTTGCGACAAGAGGCTTTTATTCACATTGCTAATAAGGCAAGAAAAATGGGGCCAGATGGAGAGATTATTTCTGGTCAACAATTCCAAAATTTCTGGAACGATATGCGCAAAAACAATCCTGATCTTGTGCGTGGGTTGTTCTCTAAGGAAGAAGAACAGCTTATTTCCAAATTTGCTTCTGTAGCAAAAAGAGCAACAACAGGTGCTAAAAACTACAGTAACACAATGACAACAGCCAACAGTCTTCTTGGCTTACTGGCAGAAAAGTTTGGTCAAACTTCTATAGTTCGGCTTGGTATGAGAGCGCCGTTTATAAGAATGTTCTCTGGCGCTGTTGCTGAGAAAAGTTTTGATGTACCATTAGGCAGAGCCACTCAGCCTATCTCTGGTGCAGCAGGCGCGGCTGCGGCAAGTGGGCAAGGTGGCGATCCGTTTTATGACATGTATCGCGGTGTAACTGGAATTAACATTCCGCGTTAGGAGACAATGAATGCGTTTAGAACCACTAGATCAAACACAGATTGAAAGCATTGTTTCCAAAGCAATCCAAGATGCGGTGGACTTTGTAGACAGCGAGATTGCACCACAGCGTATCAAGGCCCAGCGTTACTTTGATGGTGAAGTAGACATTGGCTATGAGGAAGGTCGCAGTAGAGTTGTGGCAACAAAGTGCCGTGAGGTTGTTCGTGGTCTAAAGCCAAGCATTCAGCGCATATTCCTTACTAGCGAAAAGCCTGTGGAGTTTGTACCGCGTGGCCCAGAGGATGTTGCAGCAGCAGAGCAGGCCACAAGCTATATTTCTTACAAGTTCCAGCAGCATGACGGATACCGCGTACTAAACGATGTATTCCAAGACGCTATGGTTAAGAAAGCTGGGATTGCATACGTTTATTATAATGAGGAAATGGAAACAGAAATCCATACCTTCACTAATCTGACCGATGAAGAATTTGCGGTAATCATTGAAGATGATGACGTAGAAGTTCTTGAGCATGAAGTGCGCGTAGCTCTTTCAGTAGATCAGATGGGCGTAGAAATTGAAGTACCAGAGCATGACGTAAAGATTGCGCGGTCTATTCCTCACGGTGACATCTGCATTGAGAGTATTCCCCCAGAAGATTTCTTTGTAGATCGTAATGCGCGTGGAATTGATAACTTTTATGTGTGCGGTCACAGCACAGAAATGCGTGTATCTGATTTGATAGCGATGGGGTTTAGCATTGATGATTTGGCTGGGTTAGATAGCACAGAATACAGCGTTGTAGATGATGAGGCTGAGTTTGAGCGCCGTGGTTATGCTGTAGATGAGGGTGAGGATGAAAACATCTCTGCCGCTTCTAAGAAAATCACAGTTACAAATGCCTACATGGAGTTGGATATTGAGGGTACGGGTATTCCGCGCTTGTATCAGTTCTTGTGCGCAGGCGCTACGTTCAAGCTGTTGAACTTCTACGAAGCAGATCAAGCGCCATATGCGATCTTTGAGTGCGATCCAGAGCCACATGCTTTCTTTGGGTCTTCATTGGTTGATTTGGTTATGGACGATCAAGACGCGGCTACAGCGATGCTGCGCGGTGTTCTTGATAACGTGGCATTGACCAATAACCCAGCGTTGCAGATTGTTGACGGTCAGGTTGCTATTGATGATTTGCTGAATAACGAGATTGGTCGCATTGTGCGGGTAAAGGCGCCAAACAGCGTCATGGAGATGGCAGTACCGTTTACAGCGGGGCAGACACTTCCAGCACTGCAATACTTTGACCAGTTAGTAGATAACAAGACAGGCGTTTCTAAAATGGCGCAGGGTCTTGATCCCGATGTTCTAGCATCTTCTACAGCAACAGCGGTTGCAGCATCTATGGAAGGTCAGACAGGCCAAGCAGAGGTGATTGCGCGTAACTTTGCAGAGGGCGGTATGCGCCAGATGTTCCGCATTATGCTGGATTTGATGGTAAAGAATACCGACAACGAAGAAATCATGCGCCTGAACGGTTCATTTGTGCCTGTAGACCCCAGAGCTTGGGACACAGACATGGATTTGATTGTCAACGTGGGTATCGGCACTGGACGCGAGAATGAACGCGCAGCGGCCCTACAGCAAGCATTTCAGATACAACAGCAGATATACGCTCAATATGGCCCGATGAATGGCGTGGTTACTCTGACGCAGATGCGAAACACGATGGCTGATTTGTTGGCTCTTGGTGGATTGCGGAATGCGGATCGCTACTTTATGCCGATGACCCCAGAGATTGAGCAGCAGATGATGATGCAGCAACAGCAGATGGCGCAGCAGCAGCAAGCTATGGCAGCGCAACAGCCTGATCCAAACGCAGCATTTATGCAGACTGAGGCGATGAAAGCGCAGACAAGAGCGCAAGTAGACATGACCAAAGCTCAGATGGATTATCAGTATAAGATGCACAAGTTGGGCATGGATGACGACTTGGCGCGTGATGACATGGTTCAAGACTTGGCGGTTAAGGTTGCTGAGATACTTGGCAAGTACGGAACAGCGGTTGATGTTGCCAGCGTGAAAGCAGAGCAAGACGCGGTACGCGAACACAACGCGCAGATGATGGGAATGCAAGGTGGATATTGAGCAAAGAGCTAAACGCTCAAAATCACTGTTAGAGAACGAATGGTTCATGGAAACCATAAAGGATTTGCGGGACACCCAAATGAGGACTTTCGCAGATAGCAGCGCCCAAGAGGTGGAGAAACGTGAGGATGCTCACGCCATTTTGAGGGCATTAACAGCAATAGAGCGTCAACTACAGGCTGATGTAGATGCCTTGGCGCTAGTAAAACGGAAGGGAAAGCACCGTGGAAACGACTAACCCAATCAACGGTAACGATATAGAGGCGGTTACTGAAAACTTGATTTTGCAAACGCCTAGTAATTCTGATGATGCATCAGAGGAAGCTGTTGCGGTAACTGAGGACACTCAGCCTGAAGCAGTGGAGATTGAAGCACAAGATCAGGATGATGACGTATCATATGACGACACAGAGACATATGATGAGGATGTTGAGGTTGAGGAACCCGCAGTTCAAGAGGAGCCGACATACTTCACTGTCAAAGTTGATGGTGAGGAGCGTCAGGTAGACCTAGATGAGCTTACTCGTGGTTACTCAGGGCAAAAGTACATCCAAAAGGGCATGGCTGAAAACGCTGAGACTAAGAAGCAATTAGATCAGCAAGCACAGCAGTTTGTCCAGCAAAGCCAGATGCTACAGCATTTGATTAACCAAGCCCAGCAAGGTGGTATTCCTGTTGTGCCTGAATATCCTTCTGAGGAACTGAAAGACAGTGACCCTCTTGGTTTTCAGCTACAAGCAGAAGAATATCGTCGCGCCGTAGAACAGCGTCAACAGTGGGAACGTCAAGTTCAGTATGTGACGCAGCAGCAACGCGCCCAAGAGGAACAGCAGCATAACCAGTATCTTGAACAGCAAGCCCAGCGTTTGTCTGAATGGATGCCTGAATTTGCTGACCCTGAAAAGCGCACAGTGTTCATACAGGAAATGTCTTCTAAAGCAAAAAAGCACTACGATTTGACAGATGAGCAAATCAGCACAGTGAAAACAGCAGAGGAAGTTATGATCTTGAATGATGCGCTGAAATGGCGGGAGCTACAGGCAAACAAGTCCAATGCCCAGAAAAAGGCAGAGGGTGCGCGTCCAGTAGTGAAACCAGCAGCTAAAAGAGCGGCAATGTCTGGCAAGGCATCAAAGGCTAAAAAAGCAAAGGCTCAAATGGATCGGTCAGGTACTCACGATGCAGTGACTAACTGGCTACTCTCTTAAACTTTTGTCAAAGGAATAAGACAATGGCTGTAACAGCAAACACCAACGAGACATATGATGTCTCTACAATTCGGGAAGACCTAGCCCCAGCGCTGGCTTCTATTAGCCCGACTGAAACTATTTTCATGTCATCTATTGGCACACGCAACGTAGACAACACTTACTTTGAGTGGAGTGAAGTAGACCTTGCAGCGGCTGCATCAAACCGTCAGATTGAGGGTGACGTTGGCCTTTCCAACACTGCACCAACAAACGCGGTTCGTAAGGGTAACTACACACAGATTAGCGCTAAGGTTGTAGAGGTTTCCTCAACAAACCAAGCAGTTAATGGTGTTGCAGATGCTCAAACAGTAGCGAAGCAAGTCGCCTATAAGTTGAGTGAAATGAAGCGCGACATGGAAAAAATGTTGCTGGATAATGTAGCAGCGTCAGCGGGTGCATCAGGCACAGCGCGTCAAACTGCGGGTCTACCAGCGTTTTTGACAACAAACACTGCGCGTGGCACAGGCGGTGCTGACGGTACAACATCAGGTTCTGGTTCTGCTGGTTATCCTGATGCGGCAGCAACAGATGGTACACAACGTGCAATCACAGAGACAATCCTAAAGGGTGTCATTGCTGATTGTTGGGATGCAGGCGCAGAGCCAAGCGTTGTGC